CGTACCGCTGCGTGGTTGCCAACGTAATGGAATAAAGGGGAATGAATCCTTCTTTTTATATGGCCATGGGCCAGCATATAGCAAACAACTATTTGTGCTAACGATATACCTACCAGATGGATACAGCGCTGTTGGTTTTTCCCAATACTCGTAAACAATCGCAGCTTGCTTTTTTGTGTCAGTGTTACCTAAATTACTTGGAGATGGCGGAACCCAGCCACGACCATTACCATTAGTTCCATCTAAATATGTCTCTACATATCCAGCATTTGTGCCAGTTTGTCCATCAGGTTTAACCAATTTGCCTTGTTCACCATACTTGTCAATGAACCATGATAGTGGCTTAACCATTGCGTGGATCATCCACCGCAGATCTGCATCTCGTTTTGCAGTAGGGTCGAAATACACATCAAACGCTGGCAAAATTTGCTCAACAATATCGCCTACACGCATTGACGTGTGACCTATGACTTCTGATGCAGTAGCATCCATTTGCGGAACAATCTGCTCTAAGCTTGCGTCCCAAAAGATTTTTAAAAATGACGTACCGCAGACACATGCCCAGCGAACGCGTTCTTTTGTCTGTGTCTCTCTGTCAAACTTGCGATTGTAGTGATTGACAATATAGTTCGCCTCATCGGAAGCCATTAGATCAACTGGGTTGTTACTAATAGGCACAGCGCTTGAATCAGGCGCACATTGCGTTAATTTACCAACTACGCCATCAATCAGCGGTCGCATCTTATTAACAGTCATATATCTGTTTGGCTCGTCCTCGTTTTGTAAACTTTCTAGATTACGCGCCTGACTATTAATCCTAAACCACTGCCGTCCTTCAAAAAAGGCAGTAGCCATTACCCACTCTAATTCCATTTCCTGTCGTGCGCGATACGCTAAATCAAACTGTTGTTTGACAAACGTCATAACTCGCTTTGCTTCGTCTGGTTGATCTTTTGGGACGACTTTCCATTCTTTGGCAGTTAAATCAATATTTAAATTCTCTTTATTATCTTTTGCTCCATTTAGTAACTCAAAGCTACCCGGTGCTCCCACGTCACTTGGCTTGGAAAATGCTGACACTTTCGGCTGCTGCCCCATAACACTTTTAGTCAAAGCGCTACGCATTAAGTTACTAATATCAATGGACATGTCTAAATCCACCTTTCATTTGAAATAACACGTTGTACAAGCAGGCGCTCTTCTTTAATTTGCCGTAAATGATTGACAAGCCCATACATCAACAATGTTTGCAATGCAACACAAATGGTAATGATTACAGCACAAATGCAAAGAAACACACTCATAGCCAACGTTTTTCATCCTTCTTTTTAAGCCAAGACGGAACGTATCTTTCGTTCATAGGAATTTTATCTTCTAACTCCGGACATTTAACTGGGTATTCTCGCCACATTACACCGTAACGAAAACTATCAATTGCGTGATCATTTTTAGTGCCACTGTCAATATCTTCTGGATCACGTGGATGAGACATAGTAACAGAGAGTTGCTTAATTAAATTAGGACATGCACCACGAACAATCTGTAATTTTGGTTTTGGTACACCATTGACTACATCGGTTGCACTAATCCATTCTTTTACTCTTCTCCAACCAGCCTTCCTGTCCTTTACCGCTCGTACAGCGGGAAGACCTCTTTCCCACCACACTTCAACTGGATACTCACCAATTCTTTCCTCTGTTTTCATTGGAGGAAATGTGTTTGCCCAGTCAAAAGCAATAGCCTCTAACTTTGTGTTCCATAGCCCGTCGCGGACTTTTGTATTAACAGGAGAAGCCAACTGTCTCTGTTCTAGCAACTCAAGACATTTTTCAGCTTGTTTACTACTTACAAGTCCGGCCTCGTACATTTCTCCAATGACATATATGTTTTCGCGATCGTCACTGGCATACAGTAAAAAACACGCAGGAGCACCAGTACCAAAGTCGTGACTAGCCCACATGCGCCACCACGGTTGAACATCGACATGATCAACAACATGCCATGGCTTACCATCTGGGGAATATTCTCTAAACTCAGGAAAAAATAATCCACCTACGCCGACCTCGTGTTGACACTCACGTAAGAATGACAGCAATCCATAAGTGTCTATTTCGTGTTGGCAAACTTCCAACGTCTTATGTTGCCAAGTAGGTTTTCCATTTGTTATACGGTAACCCATGCGTCCATCATCGCGCTCATATGTCGTATATTCAAGATCCTCTATGGCTGGAACTATTGGTGACTGTATTCTGTCTTGCAACATATCTAAATCACCACTGAGAACTTGCGACATCACTGAATTGGCATGAATGCGGTTTTGGACAAATACGACTGCACAATCTGTACTTTTTGCTGGAAGAATAGTTTGAGTAATGGTGCGTATTTTTTTATCAACACCA